CATTAGATCAATGGATGGAATCTGTTGACGATGTTGAAGTAGGTGAAGGAGACCCAAAAGTCATCCAAGAGGAAGCGTAAGCCGACTCTTAGTTGAACTGGCAATAGCCACACAGATTCCAATGAATCACTGGCAAACTGCCGAGGATATTCTCACAGCTATAGAAGTATTGGAGCAGCGTAATGGCAAGTGAACTAGTAGCACTTGACCAGACGGAGTTGCGCCAGGTATTCAAGGCTCTAAAGAATATGGGTGAGGAAGCCAACGATGAGGCCAAGCGCCAATCAGGCGCTCTGGCTGAATTCGCTCGAGATGAAGTTATCCAGAAGGCTAACTCTCTTGCAAGCAATAAGGTAGCAGGCCGAATCGCTCAGGGTTCCCGGGTTAAGAAATCAAGCCGTATCGGTGAGATTACTTATGGATTTGCTTCTCAGAAATTCTCAGGTGGCGCGACCACTAAGACAATCTGGGGCGGTTCAGAATTCGGATCCAACAAGTTTAAGCAGTTCCCTGTGTGGTCAGGCCGTGAAGGTCGAGGCTCTAAAGGCTGGTTTATCTATCCCACGCTTCGCAAGATTCAACCGCAAATCGTGGCTAGATGGACTGAATCATTCGACAAGATTTTGAAGGAGTGGACATAATGGCAACAGGTACAAGAGCGTTAACGCTCAAGCTTCTTGCTGATGTTGATAACTTCACTAAGAACCTCAATAAAGCAGATAACGATGTTGCTTCATTCGGGGACAAGGTTTCAGATTTCGGCAAGAAAGCCGGTTTAGCTTTCGCAGCTGCCGGAGCAGCAGCCGTAGCCTATGCAGGCAAGTTAGCAATCGATGGCGTTAAGTCTGCCATTGCTGATGCAGCAGCCCAGGAGAAGTTAGCTCTTACTCTTAAAAATGTAACTGGTGCTACAGATAATCAGATAGCTGCTACAGAGGATTACATAACCAAGACTTCACTAGCCTTTGGTGTCACCGATGATGACCTCAGACCATCCCTAGAACGCCTTGCAAGGGCTACTGGAGATGTTGAAAAGGCTCAGAAGCTTCAGACTGTAGCCATTGATGTTGCAGCCGGTTCAGGCAAGTCACTCGAGGCCGTCACTAATGCAATGGCTAAGGCAGCCGAGGGCAATACTGCTTCCCTTGCTAAGTTAGGCATTGGACTTACATCCGCTCAGCTGAAGACCATGAGCATGGATCAGATAACAGCCAAGTTGGCTTCGACTTTCGAGAACCAAGCATCTACTCAGGCAGACACATTCCAAGGCAAATTAAACCGCCTTACCATCGCCTTCGATGAAGGTAAAGAAACCGTAGGCGCTTATATCCTTGATGCCATTACTCCAATGGTCGAGATTCTCGTTAAGAATGTCATTCCAGCAATTCAGGACTTTACTTCAAACCTTGGCGAGAAACTTGCTCCAGTAATGAAAGTTATCCAGCCAATTATCAATGGCCTACGATCAGCATTTAACTCAGTTCAAGAATCTTTAGCTCGCAACAATGATGAACTTAAGCCTTTCTATGCCTTTATGAAGGCCATCTATAACTTCACAGTAGATTACTTAGCACCAGCAATCGGTGAAACTCTTGGCCTTGCATTTAAGGCATTAGGTAAAATCATCTCTGGAATTATTGATACTTTTGCAGATTTCGTTGACAAGATTAGCAAAATTAAGGGTCTGATTGACGGCATCGCTTCTGCCGGTTCAGCCGTAGGAAGATTTATTACAGGAAGTTCATTCGAGACTGGGGCAGTATCCCCAGCCACTCCAATTGCTCCATCGACTCCTACTCCAGCGCCTTCAGTTCCACGCTATATCTACGCAAGCACAGGGAACACCAATATCACCGTTAACGGCGCAATCGATAGCGAGTCAACCGCTCGCCAGATCGTAACTATTCTTAATGACTCCTCAGCTCGAGGAACCCTAGGCGGGGGCTTAATCTACGCATGACCGCCTGGACTCCCACCTATAAGATTCTGGTAGATGGCACAGAAGTAACAGATGTTACCATTGCTAACCTAACAGTAACTTCTGGGCGTACTGATATCAATCAGCAGCCAGTAGCAGGTTATTGCCAATTGCAGTTAATCAACTTCGATAATAGCTCTTATGACTTTACGGTTGGAACTAGCCTTTCGGTTCAGGTAACCAATTCAGTTGGTACTTATGTCCCTATTTTTGGTGGCCTAATTTCAGACTTTACTATTGCAGTTAATAAAGCTGGAAGCCTTGGGTACACCACCACCGCAACAATTACAGCACTTGGCGCATTATCTAAACTTCCTAAAATTATTGATAACGGAATCTTGTCTCAAGATTTCGACGGTGACCAGATTTATACACTTCTCTCAGGATATCTTCTAGGTCAATGGAACGAGGTTCCAGCGGCTCAGACTTGGGCTACCTATAACCCGACAGAGATTTGGGCTAATGCCGTGAATATCGGCTTGGGCGAAATTGACCAACCAGGCGATTATGAACTTATTCCACGATCATCAAGCAAGACAGACCTTTACTCTCTTTGCACAGATATTGCTAATTCAGCCTTTGGGGTTCTCTATGAAGATGCTAACGGCAATATCGGCTATGCAGACCAGACTCATCGGCAGGATTACTTGGCCGCAAACGGCTACACCACTTTGGATGCCAACCATGCCAATGGGGTTGGACTAGCTGCGACCACTCGCGCTGGAGACCTTAGAAACTATTTCAACATTATTTACGATACCAATGGCAATAAATCCTATGTGGCTGAGGATTTAACTAGCCAATCTCTTTATGGAAATTATGCAGAATCCTTTACTTCTAGAATTAAACATCAAACCGATGCAGAAGCCTTGGCAGATCGTTACATCGAGCTAAGAGCCAATCCTTATCCTAAATTTCAGAGCATTACTTTCACTCTTGGAAACCCTGAAATTGACGATGCCGACAGAGATGCCCTGATTAACATATTTCTAGGCCAACCGGTCTGGATTCAGAATCTACCGCCAAACATTACTAATGGCTCATTTCAGGGCTATATCGAGGGCTGGACTTTCAGAGCAAGCCTTAATAACCTAAGCGTAACTTTCAACGCTTCTCCAGTAAACTTCTCCCAAGTTGCGGTAAAATGGGAACAGGTAAATGCAGCGGAGACATGGAACACACTTAACACAAGCCTAACCTGGCTAGATGCGATAGGAGTAGTAGCGTAATGGCAACAACAACAACGAACTTTGGGTGGGATATCCCTCAGTCGACAGACCTTGTAAAGGATGGCGCAACCGCTATCGCTGCACTCGGCCAAGATATCGACACAGCTATGGTCGACCTTAAGGGCGGCACTACCGGACAGGTACTAGCCAAAGCATCAGGAACAGACCTCGACTTCTCATGGGTCGCTCAAGATGACTCAAACGCTATTCAGAACGCTATCGTCGATGCTAAGGGTGATCTTATTGCTGCAACAGCGGCAGACACTCCAGCGCGCCTAGCGGTTGGTACTAACGGCCAAGTTTTAGTAGCAGATTCAACAACTGCTACTGGCATTAAGTGGGCAACAGTAGGTTCAGGTTCACTTACTAAAATTAGAACTGAAACTTTCACAAGCAGTTCAGCAGTCAATGTTAATAGCGTATTTAGCAGCACTTACACAAACTATTTTATCTTGGCAGAAATAACTAACTCTACTTCAAATGTTGATTCTTACTTTAAGTTGCGAGTAAGTGGAGTTGACTCATCAACCAGTTATTCATTATTCGGTTGGCTATCTCAAGGATCAAGTGTTTCAGCTGAAAACTGGACAACTGCCTATCCAATTATTCGAGCAGGAAGCACTACTCGAAGCGTTGGGCAAATTACAATATTAAACCCATTCTCAGCTTCTCCTACAGGGTTTATTGGTGGCAGCGGCGGAAGTCATGGTTACTCAGCTGGATTAAATGGCCGTCATACTGCATCAACTTCTTACGATGGCTTCTCTTTGACTTGCGGTTCAGGAAACATTACTGGAACAGTTACTATCTATGGATACGAGGCCTAATATGACAAAGATTTACATTACAGAAGATGGCAAGAGAGTAGAAGCTACAGGCGAAGCACTCCAAGCCATATTAGATACTCAGGCAGAAGCAGAAGCGATGCGAATTGCGAAAGAAGCCAAGGCAGAAGCCAAGGCGGCTCTATTACAGCGCCTAGGCATTACTGCCGAGGAAGCCGTTCTATTGCTCTCATGACCCCAAAGTTATGCAAAGCCGGACAGCAACTAAGAGAGCAGTTCGATGATACTTTTCCAGACCGAGATAGAACCTCGGATGGATGGATCGCAGATGCTCGTCATGTCGCAGCTGGTAAGTCTGACCATGTTCCAAGCGTTGATAGCAAAACAGTTAGGGCTATCGATGTTGACCGGGATGTATCTGGTAAGGCGAAACCCGACCTCATGCCTGATATTGCTGACCAGATTCGATTATGCGCCAAAGCCGGAGATAAGAGAATCTCTTACATCATCTTCAATGGTCGCATCGCATCGTCTCGCTTGGGCTGGCGTTGGAGAAAGTATTCTGGATTTAACCCGCATAAGCACCATTGCCATAT